ACTCAACCATTGCTACATACTCCAATAACTCATCGTGCTTTACCTGCACCCATCTCGTCATGAGTTAGATCGTAACTTATACTTGCCACCCGAGCCGATAGGTGAGCAGGGAATGGCATTGAATCAAGCCACTCGCCACCGTCACCGCGTAGGTTTGGTTGGTCATGGGTGCTTTCGCACAATCGCGCCGTGTGCCTTAGTGCTGGGTGTTTTGATGCCAGGCGATTCGTGTTGACATCAGCTGCTAAGGCTCGCATTTCTGCTGGTTTCATGGGCTAATCAATCCATAATGAGATACGCCCTCAAACGGCGGTTTAGCGTGGGATTAACACGCCCTACGTTATACTTCGTAGTGAGTTCCTAAGACTTGCGATGCTAGCATCGGCTTGAACGGCACGTCAGCACCCCCCGTATGCTGGCGTGTCGTTTGTTTTTAGATTAGGTCTGCTGGCCCAAGTTTCTCATAGAACTTTTCCCAATTACCACAGCAGTGTGTGACCCATAGTCGCTCATTACTTTCAGGATCGACACCGAAATCAACTGGTTCAAGTATCTTGGCGCACTGTGGGCATGATGCTGGCAGTGTTTGAGCCGCTAAATAGTGGCCCTTAATCTTGCGTTCAATGCTTGCCCAAACTTCATCGCTCATTTTCTAAGATCCTTACTCTTGCTTCTACTTGTTCAATAGCAGCTGCCAAGCCTTTAAGGGCATCGCTAATGCTTGCGAATAGATCCAACGTTGTTTCATCCACGATTACTCCATTTCAAGCAGAACCCACACGGCTTGCCTATGTAATACCACGCGCCACAAGTGCAACGCATGACCTCTGATTCACTCATTAGCCAACTCCATTTGTGCCGGGACTATCAGAGATCGCCACACCCGTGTTGGGCTGGCGTGTTTGCGCTTGTTATGGCTTGGTTCAAATACATCAGTGATCTCGATGATCCCCTTGGTCTGTGCGTGTCGCATGACACCGCCCATCGCTCTGTTCTCTTTGGTTTTGTAACCCTGTGACTCGACCAGTTCCAGCACATCATCAGCTGTGAAAGTGTCCCGAGTCTTTGCCAAGTGGTTGATCGCTCGCATTGATGCGGCCCACCAAGTCCCATCAGCGTGTTCGCTTACCTGCGTGATGGCATCGATCTTGGCCGACATTCCATCGCGCTTACATAGGGCGCAATACCTAGCACCTCTTGGCTCGCCATGATCACACATTGCCCAAGTACCTCACAACCTCGCTGATCTTGTCCCAATCATCATCACCCTGCAAGGCTCGCATCGTTTCACATGGCCAGGTCTGCCACAAACTGTAATCTGCCTCATGGCTCACGCAACCAGTGCAAAAGGTTTCACCATCGCGTGTTTCCTTGATGTGTACCAGGCGTACACGGTTCAAAGTGGCTTCAAGTTTCTTGTAACTCAAACCCTCTGGGCATTCACAGTGGCAGTATTCGCTATGTGTTGGGTTCATGAGCGATCCCAAATAGCATCGCAACGATCACCCTCGCCACCTACTGTGCAGACATAACCGCCGTATGGTGTGCCGTCTTTCTTTAGCCCGGTCTTTCTACGCATCGCGCCATGACGGCAAGTCGGAATGGATAGATCAGGCTCATCGATGATTGCCCAAGGGTCAACCTCTTTTGGCTTGGCTGGCCCAGGTGCTTGACGATCCTTAGCTGCTTGCACCTCTTGCTTGGATGCAATGCCCTTGGATAGTCCAAGTCCCAAAGCCGCTAGGCAACGCCCCCATGCTGATGTCTCTAGATTTTGCAATTCACTGCCCCGAGTGTATGGGGTCTTGCCTTCGATCAGTTCGGCAGCCGTTCCAATGCCTGGGCGTTCGTCATCAGGTGTGCGGTATGCGTAGGCAATGCCCCACATCATTTGAGGTGAGCCGTCAAGTATTCCTTTAAACTCAAACTGCAATGAGCCTTGGGGAAAAGTTTTATAAAACTCTTGGATTCTTTCTTGAACCGTTGTGTACGATTCCAAATCAAAGCCAGCCATTACAGATTCCACCCGTCTTTCACCATCTGCTGTTCAATGTTGTCGATGTTGTTTGCCCAACGCCAGTAACGGATTGATTCCTCACGGCGCTTTTGTTGTTGATGATTATTCTCTACGGCTACACCGACAAGAATGCCTGCGATAAAGAACACCGCAAAGCCAAATAAAGTTAGTAATCCCATGCCCTGTTTCTCTTTTCTATTTGTCGAGTTCGCTGGCTTTGTATCGCTTGACGCCGCCAATTCGCTTTGGCTTTAATGCCCCTGACTTTTCCCACCTGATAAGCGTTCTTTCGCTTACCCGTAATTTGTCAGCTGCTTCTTTGGCTGTTAGATACTTTTCCATTGCCCCTCTTTCCTTAGTGACATAGTATGACAATACCTGACATTGTGTCGAGGCTATTCTTTGGGCGTGTCGTCATCGCGTAATGGCAAGGTGACTAACCAAACCAATACCCCCACGATAATCAGCAGCCCTGTTACTTTCTTAGCCGATCCCGAAAGGGTGAAATACGCGATCATCAGGCCCACATAGGTGTAAGTATCAGCGGTTATTGCCTCAACGTACTTTCGTAGCCATTTCATCATTTCACTCTCCTAACGCTGCTAGCGATTTGTGTTACCAGTACCGCCGCGACTGCGACTGCCTGGGATTCCTCTCTTTGCTCGGGTGTCATGTCTGACCCGATGTTCATTATGTTTTCAACGGCTTTAGCCAATTCCTCGATGCCCGGGATCGCCATCAGCTGTGTCGGTACTTCCAAAGCCACCACCTGCGGATCTAGGCTTGGAATCGGGCTTGGCACAGAACTTGGCTCGATTGGAGTTGACGATGGTTCGGCGGTTGGTTCGGGTGTTTCTACAACTGGCACTGGCGTTGGCTCTATTTCTGGCGTTTGTGTCGGTGTTGGTGTGGGCGTTGGCTCGGGCATTGGTGGCACTACTAGCACAGTGGTTGGCTCGATAGATGTTGGAGTTGGTTCGGGCTGTGGCTCTAGCGTGGGCGTTGGTGTGGGTTCTAATGATGGCAAAGCAGATGGGATTGGTGTAGGCAATGCGAGCGAGGGTTCGGGACTTGGCATTGGTGTTGGCTCTATGGTCATTGATGGCTCTGGTGTGGGTGATGGCGTTGGCGCAATACCTGCGTACCACCGCAAAGGACTATCAACTGGCAAATCGTCACCAATGTATTTTGTGTAAGGGCCAGCGAAACCACCCTCACAATAGTGCTGGGGTATGTTCCCCTTATCGGCAAAATACTGATTCGAGTTATCCCAGCCGATCTGACGAGTTATCTGCTGGCCTTGTGGGTTCTCGCAAATAACACTTGTAAACGCGCTCTCGGCGTATGCGTTAGAGCTGCTAAACAACATCGATGCACCCACGATCAAGCCGACAAGGCCGACTCGATAAGGCTTTAGGGTTGCCACCATTTGAACTGCCTTTCGTTGCTTACACACTTACCGCCAACAACTTTGAATTGAGCCACGATTGGATGCTTAGTGTTTGATTCCCACCACATCGTGCCTGACCAATTCAGTGGCGCATTCTTACCCATCACCCAAGTATTTGTGCCAGTGGTATTCAGGCCGTCAGGTTGTTGCCGGGCGAGGCGCATCTTTACATAACGCGGTTTCTTTTCACAAACTAAGCGCAACTGGGCAAAGAACAGTGAGCGATTACCGCCAAGTGCTAAAGGCTCGCATCCTGCAAAGGTTGTCCACTTGCCTGACTTGTAAGCCTGTGGGTCTGTGTTCTTGCATAGTCCCGAGGTCTTGGCTTGTGCTACGGCATAAGGCTCTAAGCCTTTACCGATCACAGGTGATGCGATTAAGACTAAGACTGCCCCGATTATGATCGAGGCGCGCTTCACTTTTTCTTGGCAGACTTTGCAGCTGTGATAACTTCATCCATCTCTTTTTGAGATAGTTTGCCATCATCAATCATGTTGCGAGCAGTTTCGCGTATGACAACAACCAATGGCAACAGTGCCGCCATGAGTGCGCCTTTGATTGGCTCAATGCCAACGCCAGCCGATAGGCCGAAAGTGGCTAATCCCTCGTATGCGATAAGTGCGACCACGCGGATTGCGAATGTCTTGTATTTGTTCACGATGCCAGAATGTCCTTTGGATCGATGTCTTTGCCAGCCGACCAGCGAATGTTGTCGCGCATCTCAAAGTGCAGATGTGGGCCTGACGAGTTTCCAGTCGATCCCACCTCGCCAACGATCTGTCCAGCCTTAGCAACTTGACCTGGCTTGATGCGTACCTTGTTTAGGTGTGCGTAGATTACCCAGCCACCTGCAACCTTTTGCACGACCTGATTGCCGTAAGACTTGCCCCAAGATGCGTTCTCAATCTTGCCATCAGCTACTGCCAACACTGGCGTGCCGGTGGGTACTGCAAAATCAACGCCTGTGTGGTAGCCCTTTGACCACATCTTGCCTGGCTTTTTGTAGGCGGTTGTAATCTTGCCGTTCTTAATTGGTAAGGCCATGAGTTGCCCTTTCGTGTCATGGCCCTGTATTGATTGTTAAAGTGCTGCGATTTCCTCGGCAGTTAGTCCAAGGTCAGCAAGTTTGGCTAGTGCTGATTCCCGGGCGGCTGCCTTTGCTTCGGCTTCGGCTTGGCTTGCTGCGGCTTCTGCTTGCACAATTTCGTAATTTGCTAATTCCGCTTCATTCATTTCACGGTCTAAAGTTTCACCCGTTGCAAGATCGAAAACGGTCATAATAATTGGCTCTGTATTGTTTGACATTTCTACTCCGTGTATCCATAAACTGTAATTTTTCCATTTGTTGTTCCTGGGAACGAAATTACGAATCCGCGCATCACTGTCGATAGTGCATATTGACCGCCTTGCAACCTTATTGCGTAGTTACTACCGTCATACCCCATACCAGTAGTTAAAGACCATGTGTCAATGGCTAGATTTGGCGCAAAGATTTCCATGGTTGTACCATAAACACTTCCAGCCCCAGTAGTTGCAATAACGTGACCGCTAGTCGATGCAATAAATCCAGCCGATGCGCTTCCGCCAGCACCGCTTAGACGTTGTGTGTAATAATCAGATCCACCGACAACAGATCCAGCGCTGTTAATGTATTGCAAAGTAACGCTTCCGCTTGTCGTTGTAACGCTCATTTCGACCAAATAATTTCGGTATGTCGATGAAAATACGTTGTCAATAGTTATAGAAGTACCACTGATTGTCCCAGTTGCAAGATGCTGTAAGGCTTTTTTGCCAGCCAATGCAGTAAACATGGAGGTATCTACCGAACTGCCCAGAGTTCTGATCGAACTCGCCCCATCCTTAACATACGATGTATTATCGGGGGTGCTCCACCCATAATTTGTCGTTACGGCCATTACAATTCATCCCATCTTTGCGTACTTGGAGTATACCCTGCCCAAGTTGTTGTTGGCGGTATTTGATCCCAGATAATACTCAAATAAGTTTCAGAGTATGCCGAGCAGGTCAGGGCAAGTTCGGCGGTGTATCTGGTCAAGTTCCATGTGTAGCCCTCGACAAAGCCATCAAAGGTAGTTCCAAAGACTGCTGGGAGTGCGCTGGTGTTTATGCGTAGGCCGTTGTAAACGGCGGCTAGGCTGTCTCTCTTGGCATCTGACACGGTTGGCGAGTGCAAAGGGATCGTGATTGTTTCTGGATACATTCTTGGGTAAGCCCGAGATTCTAGGAAGTCGTTGGCTTGTGCCAAAGCAGCTGACGCGTCGTGTAGTTGAGTTGTGCGCGATCCAGATAACTGGCCATACTGGATAATCGAGTTCTCATCACGGGCCACCTCTGTACCTGCCCGGTATATCACGTTCACATCGTTTACGATCTCGCCCCATTGTGCGGCGGTGCGTAGGCCACTTGCGAGAATGTCGTCAGCCGTCAAAGTCAATGGCGTTGCGCTGGCTCGGCTGGCGTAGTCGTCATAGTGCAGATCGCCATCGCCTCCCTCCCAAAGCACACCGCGCCCAGAGTTGGCTGCATTGGTTGCCAAAACATAGGCATCATCCTCGCCACCGTTGTAGGCCATCAATTCATAAACACCTGGCACATCCACATTGGCTGTCAAATTATCAACCAAGGCCACATTGGTTGCATCGTAACTAGCCCAAGTTGTTTCGGTTGGTAGATCGTTCCAAGTAATTGTTGGGCTAACATCTGACCATGATTGCAGAAATGCCTCGGACAGAATGTTCAAGATTCGTGTGCCGTCAAACTCTTTGGCGTAGCCTGCCGCGCCGACCAAGTGACGGTTCAGCTGCGACAACGGGCCAACGGCTGTGATCGAGTAAATAGCGATTGAACCCTCTGATCCGTATTGAGCCAGGCTGATGTCAATGTCCGAGATAATGCCAGCAAAGATTTCTTGTGTGCCTGACGTTCCTTTAGCGATTGACACTGACACAGATTGACTCAAAGCCACGTTTAATGGCTCACTGGCATCTGTCCAAAGGCTGATTGATGCGTAGCCTGGCTGTGGCTGTGTGGTCACATCATTGCGACCCATGCGGATTGAGATCGATGAGATTGTGTTATCTGCGTAAGTCGTACCGCCAGCAAAAGTGACTGTCGGATACGGATCGTAAGTTGTCACAGTGTTGCGCCTACCAGATTGATCGCGCCTGTACGGCGTGAGGAGTCTTGCAGTAAGCGTTCGATGCTACGGCGAGCAGACTCACCATCGATAACACCGTTCATGATTATGGTCACGCCCTGACCGCCAGAGTCCGGGCGAATTGAGCCAGATACGCCAGCAGGTATGAAGGTTTCGGGTCCGAACTCCCCAACTCTGTAGGGCTTGTTAGCCATAACCGAGCCACCAGCTGCTCGGGCTTCCTCTTTGGGTGCAAACCTGCCCTCGGCATAAACAAATTGACCAACAAGGCTGGCTCTAAACTTGTCGCCAAGCGAAACCACCTTGCCGTATGCCCGAGTAATAGCGTTAATACCGTTAGCCACTGACTCCAAGGCATTAGCAAAAGTCTGCAAAGTGTTTGTTGACTCATCGCCATCCTCGGTGATGGTTGTAAATAACTTGGCAAAAGAATCGGCAACTGCTCGAAGTGATCCACCTAGGCTATTTGCGCCGTTGCCCGAGAAGTTTCCAGCGAGTTCTCTGGCTCGGTTGCTTAGTCCCTCGGGATCATCGCCACTAAAGCCCTTGGCAACCATGTTGACGTTTTCTAGCAATGTTTTCATGGTTGGCAGTAGTGCCACACCGATTGACTCTTTAAGTTCATTAGTGCGCTCGGTAACGATAGCCAACTGACCTGCATAGGTTTCGGTGTTGGCCTTGGCCGCGCCCCCAAATAGTCGCGTCAATTCACCTTGGGCTGCGTTGAAATCCTTAGTGGCAATAATGCTGGCATCTAATGGCACACCAAGCCTAGTAAGCGCGCCTAGGTTGCCGTTGTAAGCCTTAGACAAGGCCATCGAAACGCCCTCTAAGTCTTTACCTGTGGCCGCGCTAATGTCCATCGCAAGATTAGTCAGTTGCTGGGCTTTGCCAACATCGCCAGTGGCTCGGGCTAGGTTAGCCAGTGCCGGGCGCAACTTGGTATCGGCTACGCCAAAGGCTAGTTGTTGCTTGGTGATGTATTCCTCGGTGGATGCGATTTGTGCATCAGTGGCGTTAGTGGTGTTGCGTAACGCTTCGGCAAGTTGTCTTTGGCTCTTTTCATCCTCAACGGCTGCCTTAGCACCCTCGATGCCGATCTTGATTGCGTAAGCCCCAGCAGCTGCGCCAGCGATTGCAAAAGACTTGGCCATCGCCTTGGAGTATTTGCCAATCTGACTGCTGAATCCCTTAGTGGCGTTGTCGGCTTTGTCCATGCCCGATAAAAACTTTTGCACATCGGCAAGCAATGAAAGTTTGAGTGTTCTTACATCAGCCATTATGGTGTCCTAGCCCAGTTGTCCATTACCTTGTTCACTGCTGCAAACCACTTCTTTTTAATTTCTGGCTGCATTACTTTCAGTGTTGGGAAAATCCAATACCCTGTGTTGCCTCGACCCTCTCGGGATGTGCGAGGTGGGAATCTAAAACCGCCATTAGGGAATGCGTTAGCGTTGCCAAACGCGTTGCGATCGCCACCAAACTCATTGCCAAACAATAATTGGCCAGCATTTGCGCCACCTGACACGCGACCTTTGCCACCGCCTACATACACAGTTGGCACACGATCTCTAGCTGCTCTTACGGTTTCAGCAACAATTCGTGCTTGGGCTGGGTAGTAAGGATGAGCAAACCCAGCGCGCTGGATGCCTTGGGCAGTCCAGGCACTGATCGAGTAAACCTCGTCTTTAAGATCAACCTGCGCCTCTTTGTCCATGACGTTGAGTGCTTTGAGCAATCCACGATAATCAGCAAGGTCTGGCCTGACTGTAATTGTGGTTCTTGTTTCAGCCATGTCCATTCCTTTCCTGTATCAGCGTGACCGCCGTGTTAATGTCTGCGAGCGACCAGTCCACTAGATCAGCCAAAGGGATGCCGGTCGATACTGCTATCCGCACCAGCAAGTCCCTTAGTTCTCTTTTGGGCTTTCCTCGACCACCTCAAAGGTTTCAAACTCGTTGGTGACCCAGGCTTGCTGTGATGGTAACTTGGTATGCCCTTGGGCCTTGGCGGCCTTGTAAAGCATGCAAGTTATGACATCTAATGAACCTTGGCTCATCTTGTCAGCAGCCTGGCTGACTGTGTAACCGAGTTCGCGTTCGATCTCGATCCACAGCCAAGCCGACTCATCGCTCACTATGTAGTTGTTGCCCTGCTTTGTTGTAACTGTGTATTGCATAATGGTTGCCCTGTTCTATTCGTTAAGCCCGAGCGACTGTTCCATCCTCGACTACAAAGGATAGCGAGGTGGTCAGTACGTCAGTGGCCGCGCCACCAACGGTTGGGAATACTGGAAATACTGATCCAGTGAATGTGTCGCCGTTTACATCGAACGAGAATGCCAGCGATGTGTCAGGCGCAGTGTTAGCCGCATCCCAAAGCGCGCTGATGATTCCAGCTGATGATGAGTCGTCTAGGTATAGTTCCACGTTTAGTGTGGCGGTCTTATCTACGGTCTTGTAAGCGCGACCCGATAGGACTTCAAGTACCTGCTGGTTGTTTTCGCGCTCTAGTGTTACGGTTGATGCTTGGTCTGCGTATGACACCGAGTTGATGCTCAGAGTCAGATTCCGACCAGTGATGTATGTTGCTGGCATGACTTGCCTTTCCTAGTTGGTTGTGACCATCTCGATGTTGAGTTGGCTGATGAGCATATCGGCGTTTCCGATCTGCGTAACTGTTGGTTGTGACCAACCACCCAGCAACGAGATGTTGTTGGCTAGTAGGTCGGTTACTGAAAAAATTAAAGTTTCTAAGTTTTTCAAAGCTGCTTGGTTGTCGGCTGCATTGACAATAACTGTGATGTCAAAGCGCACATGGCAACGCGCACCACCGATTGCGCTTACGGTGATGTAAGGCGATCCAGGCACTAGCACAATGGCTGGTGGGGTGATGTTTTCATTTGGGTACGCATAAACTACTCGCCCGGCAGCTCTTAAAGTTGCGGCGAGTGCTTCGCGGTAAGTTGCTAGATCAGCCAAGGTAGCCTCGGGTGTCTAGGTGCTTGCCAAGTAGGCCTGAAACTCTGGTCAGCATGGAACGGCCAAGGCGGTACGGTGCTGGGCTTTGGAAGTCCACACCTTGCTGGCCTAGTGTGCCTGTACGAGTGATCCAGATGTCGCAAGCAACTGCCAAAGCGGCTTCACGGACTTCTGGGGTCGTGTCGTATAGCGCGGCTTGGCTGGTCAGCACTGCTCGGCCATTAGGAATAACCTTGCGCTTAGTGATGTCTGCGTTGGTCACAGCTGCTTCAAAGAATGTTACGCCGTACTCATCCACGCCCTCTTTGGTAACAGTCCGTGAGCCGTTAAAAGGTGAGCCACAGTTGGTGACGGTCAAAGCCTGACCAACCACAAATGTGTTGTCGTAGCAGTAGAACCGGGCGACATTGTTTGTAAGCGATACGGCATTGATCGCCACATCGTCAAAGATTAGGTACGACAGGATTATGTTCTCGGCACTGTCGGCAACTGCCTGAACGATGGAGTCAGCGTAAATGTCGCCAATGCCTAGGACACTTTTGAGTTCGCTAAGTGCGATTAGTGGCATTTCAATCTCCTATCGTGTAAGTGTGTGGGAGGCACAGGGCCGCACCTCCCACACTTCTAACTAACTTGATTTAGGTCAAGTTAAAGCGGCGTACGCCACCAGCAACCAAAACGCCAACGGCTAGGTAGCCATAAAGCATTGTTTCGATTTCGCCTGATGTGACCACGTTTGTGGACATACGCAGGATTGGTGATTCGTAGATTGCAACGGATGATGGTGTCACAATGAATGCTGACTCATCGATCACAGTTGAAACTGCATTCGGGTCGACATATAAGTCAAGCCCCAACACATTTCCGCGTAGGCTTTGTGGGCCAGCGACTCCGCCATTGTTCATTGGGTTGTATGCGTTGTAGATTGGGCGACCAGTTGAATCGGTTGCACCCATTAGCAATGACCATTGGCCAGTTCCTGCAATGTATGCGCTTGGCAATTCGCCTGTTGCTAGGTAAGCAGCTGGGGCTTGGCTGGATACGAATCCGATGATGCCATCAGAGTCTGCATCCTGTGCTGTTGCCTGTGTACCGCCAGCGGTTAGGGCTGCGATAACGGCTGCATCAGTTGCCTTGTTGTAGGCGCGTGTCATGTTGTCGACCATTGCCTGGAAAAAGTCTGGGGATGAACGCTCTAGTAGTTCTACCGAGTAACGCTGCATTCCTGCAAACTTGTTTACATCTAGGTTGACGTATGAGGACACGATGCCGGTCTCTGATGGGCCAGCACCTTCGTTGGTGTCAGCAACTGTGCCATTGGTTGTGATTTTTGGATGGCTGATAACCATGCCTGATGCAGTGATGGCGCGTGAGCCGATTGCATCGATGGCTGGGCGTGAACCGATTGATGTATCGATTACTTGGTTTACATACTGCACTGGGGTGAACGCTGGGTTCGTGCTGAATGAATCATCGGCTGCCATTACATACTGGGCTGAATCATGGTTGCCCATTTTGGCCTTGATGCTGTGTTCCAAGTACGATGCCTGGCTGTTGATTGGTGAACGTGGCTTGGTGTAAGCCACTGGTGCTGCGGCAGTAACAACCGCTGCTGCGGTCACTTCATCTGCCACTGGTGCGGTTGTTTCTTCCACTGTTATCTCCTGTGGTTGTTCCTCGGCAGGTTGTTCCGCCTCGGTGGTTTCTGGGTTTTCCTCATCGGCCTCTGTGGCTGCGACTTGGGAAATCTGTGCATCCTTAAATGCTGGGTTTGTTACATGAGCAACGGCTTCGAGTTTGGCAGCTGATACGACCATCACGCCTTTCTCGATGGTGTATTCACCGACATTGGCCTCGATGCTAAATGCCGGGCGCAATCCCTCGGATGCTTCGACCAGTGCATCATTGCCAGCACCAGTTGGCGCGATCTTAAACGCCATCGAAATACCTGCTGGGGTGATTTCCTCTGATCCTGCAATGCCGCGACCCAATGGGCGTGTGCGGTCATGTTCCATGTTTAAGACAATTTGGCTTGGGTCAATTTCGCCAAACGCGCCAAACTCAAAGCGCACTGGGCCAGCCGATGTGTTGCCAACTTTGGCAAACGGCACGACAAGGCCTTTGATGGTTCGGGTTTCTGTGTCGGCAGCTAGTACCTGACCCTCAAAACTAAGTTGCATTTGCTTCGTTTCCTCTCGGTGCGAGATCCATTTCCTCACGGGCCTCATCAACAGTGATCAGGCCGTAGTCAAGCATCTTGCCAAGCACTTCGATCTGTTCTAATGGGTTTCCGCGTAGGTAATCGTCAAGATCGAATCTGACCTTTTGGCCTCTTGGGGTGACATCAACCATCGTCAAGCGTTCCTCGATGCAACTCATGAATGGGCGCGGTGTGCTTTGGGAGGGAGGCGATGGCGATCTGCACTATGACGACTACGCCAGCCGAGCCAGCGCAACGCCATTGACTTTGACGGCTGACGACATTCTCGCAAGTGGCCTACGC